TCAGCAGTTGCACGGCCTGTCATTGGGAATGAAGCAGACTTACCTTTTGAGATTGTGCGAGTACGCACTTTATCCATAAGGACTTTCTTTTCCTCATAGGCTGTTAGGACTTCGCCAGCATACAGCTTGAGGAACAGGTCACGAACGTCACCTGTTAGGTTATTTTGGCCTTGGAAGCTTACGCTATAGGCCGGATTTGAAGCAGCTTGTGCCATTTTAAATTACTCCTTAGTGAGTATAATGTGAGTTGAAATACACTCTGCATTACACTACATCCTTTCTCCAAGATTGTCCCTCGCAAGGGGTCAGGGGTAATCGTTTGTTATGTTTAGCTTCGTGTTAGGGATGTGATCCCTTCTAAATACACAAGGGCTAGGACAGCATTACCTGTTTCCTAGCCTGACACCTGCCCAAGCAGCCGTATATAACGTCCTAAGGTAGCGAATCTTCTGCACGTATGACGTAACTTCGGTGGTGTATTCGTGTATTTAGAAGGAAGGGGGACTCTTATACAATCCCCCAACCCCATGCAACAATGTTAGAACAGACTAGACTTGGCTAGCTTATCAGCAACCTGCTGTCTGTAGGCGGGGTCTTTGTCGTATCTGGGGTCACGCATAGCAGCAGTTAATTCTGCATTGCTATCAAACTTCCCGCCAGAGGACACAGAACCTGTCTGTCCCCTAAGGAGACTAGGCTCTGCCTCAGAACGATAACGAGCATTAAGACCTTGGATCGCCAACTTAATCATGTTAGTGTCGCGCGATCCCATTGTTGAGTTAAACGCATCAATCTCGTCAGCGGGTAGATTATCTGCTGCCCACTGTACGAGTCCTTGATACTGTTCTGCACCACCTACTAGGTTGTACATACTAGACTGGACTTGTTCAGACAAAGCGTTCTGTCCGTCAATCCATGAGTCAACTACTGCCTGTGAGAAACCAGCCTCAGCTAGTGCTGCGTAGGCATCTTCAGTTAGTCCGCCTAGCTCTTCGTATTCCTGCTGGAACGCATCAAAGTCTAGGCCGTTTGCATCTAGTGCATCAGCAATGTCAGAAGGTGTAGCTTCTGCTGCCTGTTCTTCTGAAACTGCCTCTTGTTTTTCCTGTTGAGGCTGGCCTAGCTTACTCTCTAATGCAGAGTATGCCTTAGCCATATCCTCAATTGAATTAAACTTTTCAGGTAGCCACTCAGGACGTTCAGGGTCTTGTTGACTACCTTCTACTTTCGCCAGCATAGCATCTACATGCTCTTGTGACTCAGCAGGTTCTTCTTGATAAGTGTTAATACTGTCTGCCATATATTTTTCCTAACCTTCTACAGCCCCTTTAGCTAGTTGCGGAGCAGCACTCTGTGCCATCTGCATAGCTGCTTGAGCTTCCATCTGTTCTTGTTGCGCTTGTTGTTGCATCATCTGCTCTTGTTGTTTTTGCTCAGGTGACTTAATAAGTCCTGAGGTATCAATACCAAGTGATGCAGCTAGGCGATCAATGTAATCACCCAAGTTCATCTCACTCTGAATAACTTCTGGCCCCAGCGGTTGAAGATATTGTAAGAAAGATGCTAGTTTATTCAAGTCCTGTCCACGGCCTAGTGCCTCAATACCTGTAACAACAGTAGGCTTGACACTATCCTTAGGCATACGTGGCATCTTACCCTGCTTAGTTAATGACTCAAGCAGTAGGTTAATTAGTGGTAGCTGGAACTCCTGAGATAGAATAGAGTACACACCACCAAGGGCTGTCTCTAGTTCCTGAGCCATGAAGCGTACTTCTTCTGCTGTTACACGCTCTGCTGATCGTTGTACAGAGGAGTTAAGCAGAAAGGCAGCACCAAGTCTATCGTTAATCATACGCATAGTCTCTAGTGCAACACGGAAGTCACCACCTTTGGCTACCTGTAGGGTAGACACATCGTTACTGTCACCCTGTAGGAACGCACCATTAGGTGCAGCAGCTAGGTCTTTAGTCTTTGTAGTACCATTAGGCCGTACAAGGAACAATACCTTAGCTGATGCTGCGCTGCCCTGTACAATAGCTTTAGTTAAAGCCTCAAGACTGCGTAGATCACCAATGTATTCCTCAATAAAGCCACGCCCATAGTCTTCACCATCAATACGGATGAACCGTAGAGGGATAAAGGGGCTTTGGTCTAGCTTAAACTTACCCCTAGTCTTCTCAATAGTAATACCAGCTACTTCCTGTACTACTTCATACCTGTTATCCACACGCTTCAAGCATGTGTACAAGTCGTAGCTCTTTACAGGTGTGTCTGATGGTGGGATCATGTCCTTCACTTCATCAGGCAGTGTAGATGGAGCCATAGACTCCTTGGTAATAATCTCTAGTACGTTACCCATAGTGTCACGCTTGGCGCAGTAACGGTCAGGCCGGAATACTTTCATTCCACCTTCTTTGGGCATGTAGACAAGAGCATTACCAGTAACAATAAGTAGCTTTAGTGCCTCAAAGGTAGGAACACGAATAGACTTACCTTCAATCTCTGACATAGCAGCACGTTCAATACGTGCAAGTCCTTCTTCTACCTGACCACGGTTCTCACCTGCTAGTTGTTGCAGGTCAAAGTCATCAATGGTCAGCCGAAAGAATGGACTGTTTGGTGGTAGCAGGGCAAGCAATAGCTTTGATGCTAGGTTATTTACACCTCTTGCTCCAATACCCTGATAAGGTGTGGCATAGATAGAAGAACTACTATGACCTTCCTCTGGTAAAAGAGTAGGAATAGTAAGCCTTGCTGCTTCTCGCCCTCGTTCTAGGAACGTGTCTCGTTCACTTTCTAGTTGGCTGTAGCGTTTAGCTACTGTACCTACGTCTTGTTCCATGTGTTATTCCTTATACAATAATCTTGCTCTTATACTTTTTCATACGCTCACTCTGTTCAATGAGAGGTGCAGATGATTCAGTATCAGGCATCATGTCAGTAGGTTCGGCTAGCATTTCTTCCTCATCGTCAGCATCTCTGCCTGTGAGTTTCTTTGCTTCGCCTGTGTTCCATGTTAAAGCACCCATACTAATCTCCTATACTACAGGGATGTTCAACCCTGAGCCACCCTCACCACCTACGTTAGCAGCAGCAGTCTGAATGACTAAGGCTTTCTTGCCTCTACGTCTTTTCTCCATACCTGTGCCTTCTGTTTCTACAGCGGCTTCAGCTTCTTCATTCTGATCTCTACCAGCAGCCGTTGCTGGTGCAGTAGATGAAGCTTTAGCTAAGGCAGGTTTTGCTTGTTTCTTCATTAGACCTGTGGCCTGTCCTATTGTTCTTATTGCGCCCATGTTACACCACCGTTGTCGTTGGAATTTGCAAGCCAGAACCAGAACTACCTGTCTGCATAGCAGTATCTACGGTATCAACACGTAGCTTACGCTTGCCTTTTTTCTTTTGAATTTGATCTGCTTCTAAACCCTGATCTGCTAGCTCAATGTCTGGTGTCTTAGCGACAGCAGTTACTGGACGAGCAGGTGCTGGCATAGGCCGTGGTGCGCTACCGCCCCCTAATAATCCACCCATAATTTATTCCCCATAATCTTCGTTGTAAATATCTGTTAGTTTTTTTACTACTGACTGTTGGCCTCTGAGAAAAGCTAATTCCTCAGAGGTGATTTGTTCGTGCGGAAGCTTATCGGGATAAAGTTCCTGTAAAGCGTTTAGTAAAGCAGTAGTAATGTTCAATGAATATCCTAATACATTCACCATAGTAAGTTCACTTTCGCTAAGAGGTACACTTTAGATATCTACTAACTCACAAGCACCTGCTGTACAGGCTAATGTCTGACTGCCTGATGTAGTATCTTCCTTCTCATACAAGGACAACGCTGCCCAATCAATTGAGGCTGGCATTTGTTCCTTAAGCTTGTCGTAAGTTTCCTTATCAATGTCTTGATATGGAGCCTGTGCGTATGAATGGTCACTGTGTGGTAGGAATGAGATACCTGAGCAGATGTCAAAGTTCTCATACACCCATGCACCTACTGCCATCCACTCTGCATCCTTGACTGTGATAGTCACAGATGGTTTGTGTTCACAAAAGTTAAGGGCATAGTTCTTCCACAGTTCTAGCTGCTGTAGTGCAGTCATATCGTTACGAGTAACAGCACCTGTTGGTGACTTAGTAGGGAAGCTGAACACTGTAGTAGAGTCTGGCTTCATTACACATGGTTCAGCAGGGATACCACTGTCCTTCATAAACTGTGTCAGTGGGTCTTTGTTATCTCCACGTACAGTACGGATGTAGTACTCGCTGTGCCGTGCATGAATACCAGAAGCTGTATCAGTAAGCTGCGATACAGTACCAGATGGTTTGACACAGGTGATAGCAGTAGAAGCAGTAACACCTAGCTTGTCAGCATAGACACGGTTGACATCAATAGCCTGTACCTTCAACTCTTGTAACCAGCGAGGGCTATCAACAGTCTTAGATAGTACAGGATTGTCCATGATGCCTGTCAATGAGACACCAAGTAGACGCTCTTCTTCAGTATTCTTCTGCCAAATCTTACGCAAGTATGGCATCTTAGTAAAGGTAGACTGTGCTGTACCAAGGATAGTAGCTAGTCGTACCTTACGGCGTAGACTTTCAAGATCATCACTCTCACGTACCACTACCTCTGTTAGATTACAGAACTGGTATGGGCGTAGGATGATCTCAGAGCATGGGTTAGTACCCCACTCATGTCCTGTCTCTCTGCGTCCATTCATCTTAACGTGATTGTCTGCTGCTACACGTGAGAAGATGCCACGCTCACCTGACTTACTCTCCACTAGGGATAGCCACTCACGCATGAACCCTTCCATGTCAGGCTTGTCTGTGTAGGCTACTGAGTTGTTAGCCAACGCACGTTGACCTTCGTTCTCCCACCAGCTACCTGACTTGGCGTGAGCCATGCGTCCGTCACTTAGGTTAGATAAGCTAATCATAGCTGAACGGCGTACACCACCCACTACTACAACCTCACCGATCTTACACATGATATCGTGACACTCAATACTAGTCAGCTTACGTCCTGCTGCTGCCTTGAACTTAGCCACAACAAACTTGAACAAGTCATCAAGTGGCTCAGGTCCACTGGCTCTACCACCAAAGGTCTTGAGCCTAGCACCTGCTGGTCTGATCTTAGACAAGTCCCACTTAGGAATGTCACCTGAGTATAGGTGTGATAGTAGCTTATGCAAAGCCCTAGCCCAACCTTCCTTGCTGTCCTTAACTGCAATGATATCATCACTCATGTCTAGTGCATCAGGTACATCAGGCAGCTTGGCAATAGACTGACGCTCCACACTGAAGCCAACACCAGTGCCACACAGTAGGATAAACATAGCCTCATCAAAGGCACGGATGTGATCCACTGGTAGGTAGCTACAGTTGTAGATGCAGGTGTTGTCACGGTCTGCTGCTACCCCTGCTGTCATCAAGGCTCTCATGCTAGGCATCACCTCAAGGTTGATGATAGCTTCCTCAATATCTTCTAGGTCTTTAACTGGAAGACCAGTAGTAGCAATGTAGTTGATGTATCGCTGCACTGTCTCAGGCCAAGTCTCTCGCCTGTTCTCTTCTTCTAGCCATCGTGCATATCTGCTAGTAGCAATGAATGTTTGGTAGTCTGTTGGTAGGTAATTGCTACTCATCTATTGTCTCCGTTCCCTTGTAGTACGCCACGTTCCTTGCGGCTCTCTAGTTTTTGTATGTTCATGGCAGCTATAACTTGTAGACTATAGTTAATATCCCTAGCTACTGCTGCTATATACCATAGCACATCGCCTAGTTCCTTGGCAATCTCATGTGCCTCAGCTTTAATATCTTTACCATCTCGTACAATCTTCTTTACCTTCTCTGCTACCTCACCTGCTTCACCAGCTAGGCCAAGGGTAGGATAGGTAAGCTTGTACTCTTCTGGATAGATAGCAGTCTCGTTGGCTCGTTGTTGGTAGTCATTAAAGTCCATGCTCATTCCTCACCCACCTCAGAGCCATCACTCTTAATAGCGTACACGTTTGTTACATAGTTAAACCCTGCCCCTTGTAGAAAGGATTTAAAATTATAGAGATGATCTTGTAGACTACCATCAGTAGTAAACATTACTGTTGAGGAACTTGTTGTGTTCCCTTCCTCATCAAATGTTTCAGATGAGTATCGTACAATGTCAGGATGAATCTCATTACTCATTACCAGTTTACTCCTTTAGTTTTTTCCATAAGCTCTACCATCTTCTTGAGATACCAGATAGCTTTCTCTGCATCCTGAATAGGGTTGCCCTTCTTGAACAAGCGTGAGCCTGTATACTTAATGACGTTACCATGACAGTAGCTGATGGCTTCCCAATCACCTAGTACGTCAACGATGTAGTCAATAGTTTCAATGCCACTATCTGCGTAGTGGGCAGGGCTGTTCACCATGTCCTGTTGCTTCATGTATTCCTCATGCCTTAGGGTGTCCATAGCTTTACCTCACCAGTCTCTGTGTTGTACTCACCATCACGTAGGATACGTGCTAGCCTTGCGTTCTCTAGTGCTACTTCTTCAGATAAACCTTTACTCTTAAACGCAGCAACCACTGTGTCCCACGTACAACCAGATGATAGCAGCTTGTTAGCTGTGACGCCACCCACTGAGGGACAGCCTTTATAGTTGTCAGTGTTGTCACCCACCAATGTTTGATAGAAGAACTGGTAGTCAGCTTCTGCTTCACTGATTGTAACCACCTCGCCATTGATCCAGTGCTTCGCTGGTATAGTAAGCAGGTCTTTATCTTCAGACCATATAATAGTATCTGGATTCTTATTACCCAATATCCCCAAGACATCATCAGCCTCCAAGTTTCTGTACATAATTGTGTTGTATTGTTTAGACATATATTCTTTAGCATACCCAAGCAGCATAGGCTTACGTGTCTCTTTACGATTAGCCTTGTAGTATGATGCTACATCCTTACGGAAGTTATGCTTGTCAGTGAAAGCAATCACGCAGTCCTGCACTGGTGCTTCCATAAG